TTATTGGCTTTTGCAACCATGACAGCAGCTTGAGCCATATCTTTTAAGGCTTGTTGCTGTTCATTGATCATTTGAAGTCTGATATTCGCTTCTTGATCTGCTTCTCTGGATTGATCAGGAACAAAAGATGGTACTCCAGCAGAAAGATTGATTGGTTTTTGTTGTTGAAAGTTAAGTCTCATTATTACCTATGAGGATTATGTCCAGATTTCTGCTCCACTTTTCCCAAAAGTAGGCCATTTAGGATCAACTCCTGCACTATATAAACCTGCTCCAGTAGAAGCACCTGAAGATCCACCTGACATTGCTGCATAGAGCATACTTTCATGTCGACCACGTTCTAATTGATGTGCTCCACTTTCATATGCAGTTGCTTGATCCATGTATGAGTTATATTGCAAATCTCCTTGATCAAAGAAGTCCTGTATCCTTGAATCCACTTGTGTTCTGAATGCATTCATTTCTGATTGATTTTCTGCATCTTGTGCAACAACGACATCCCATGTTGTTCCAGAATCTGCTACTACACCAGAACCTCCTATAGAACCTCGAATATCACCAATCCTTTTTGCATGAGATCTTGCTAATCTTCCTGTTTCCAGTTCTGCATTAAGACCAAAACGATTGCCTTGACCATAAAAACCTGATTTTGCCAACCATGCATTTTTCTTTGCTTGTCTAGCCATTGCATTAAGTCGATCCTTTTCTGCATTAATCTGCTGGTTCTTAGATGCAAGTGAACTTAAAGCACCTACTGCCATTGCTCCGGCTACAATTAAAGGAATACCCATCAGTGTTTATTGGTAAAAAGTGTCCAATCCCTACCTTCAATAGGTCTTATTACAGAACAATGTTTTTCTAGAAGTCCGTAATAAGGTGAAGATTCTTCACAAGGAATGATGTAATGTTCCTGTCTTCGGTCCATCATGATTGCATCTAATGCCTGAAAGACTGCTCTAGAATCTTTAGGTGTTGCTTTTTTAGAATGCATCCACCAGTAGACAGTAGGACTTTCAACAGAGAATGCACCTATAGGAGAACCAGCTTTAGTAACAAGATGAGTTGGACCAATTAAAGATCTTCCTCCATCTTCATCTGCTGCTTCTTGAATATGGTCCATATCGTCCTGAGTCGTTATAGGCCAGACTTTGATATCAGTTATCATTTGTTTCGTAATCCAGTTCTATTGCTAAAATATTCGTAGGCATTGAATCAGAAATCTGTATCTGAAACTGAGCATCATTAAATCCTTGATTTGACGGAACCAATTCTTGAACTCCTGTAACCAAAGTTGGTGGATCTCCATATTCGTCAGAAAAAGTTCTTGTTACCATTTCTGTTAAAGTACCTTCTGAAACCGATGCTGGATAAATTCCATATTTAATATTTGGTGTTCTATAAACTTTAACCCATGCTCTGTGAATCCTTTTCTTGTTTCCAATTCTGACATTTCCACGAGGACCAAGAGCAACTGGAAGTGTTACCAGTTTAGATTCATAACCTAATCCTGAAACCAGAGTTGTATAATTGGAAGATGCACCTGATGCTGCAGATCCAGAAGAAACAGCAACATCATCCAATTGAGAACCATCACCAAGCAACTTCACGGTTAATCCTTCCAGATGATTCAAACCTGATACTGAAGTTGCAGTAGTTGCGACTACATGACCATCCATGAATCTGGATGCATCAATGGTTTCTTCTTTCATCCAGTTTTCCATTACTTCAATGGTTTCAATGATGGTATGACTATTACCTCCATCTACAGTAGGAATGGTTCTTCTGACAACCATCCATAGTTGATCCTGATCATCATATGGAATAGTTCCCATATCGACTACAACGGCATTTGTTTGATCTGTTGTTAAATGTCCTGTTGGATCACCTCCTCTTGTATTTGTATAATCATAAGAGCCTGCAATTTGATGTTTATGCCATGCCAATATTGTATTTTGAGGAATGTAAGTGACACAACTGATTGCTCCATTACCATCTCTGATCCAGTTGGCATAGTTTGGAATGGAGGTTGCCATAATCTGTTTACCTTTGTCGCTCAGAATATCATTAGCTCTTATGGTGATATCGAATGATTTTTCTCCTGCAGTTGCTTTACCGAAATTGATTAAACGAACCTTGATTCCAGAACCTTCGACATAAAGAACATTTTCGTCTACAGCTACAGCATTGACTGTTTTTTCTGCTGGTTGGGTTCCTTCTCTTCTGACTGTAAAATTAGTAGGTGTAATCGTTAAGTCTTGTTCTGATCCATAGACTGCATAAATACCACCTGTTGTTCCTGCCAGAAGTTTCTCTTGTGGTACAAGAAACTGGATTTCATCTACAGTTCCAGAATCAAACGTAAAGGTCATCGCATTGAACGCTAATACCTGTTCTCCTATGATGGATGCTCCTGATGCTGTTGTTTGTCCTGTAGCCGATCCTAAAGACTCTGAAGGGCCAAAATTGTAGAAGTCATTGGTTTGAGAGAAGAAAACAGTCTGTGGACTATGATCAACTCGTGCAAAGACCAATCTTTGTTGAAATAAAGAAACAAAATGAGGATAGTTTCCTGTATACCATTGTCCTAATTTCCAATCTCTTAAATTAGAAGTGAACGAAACAGGAATATCTGTTTTTGCAGTACATGATGCAGCATGAGTGCTTATAGTATTTATTACTACATGACCCCAATAGATCTGTTCATTTCCTAAAGTATTGATTCTGAATAATCTTCCTGCATCGGTTGCTGTATCAGTCCAAACTCCAGCTCCAGATTGCGTTAACGTAACTGCAGAATTCTTTCTATAAAAATAAGCCTTTACAGTAGGTTTCTGGTTATGACCAAAATCTACAGGAGCATCTCCTACAGCACTCGTTAATTTAAAAGTATTAGCCGTACATTGAGTTGCAAAGAAATCTCCATTGGAAGGATGTGCTGAATTTAGAGTTACTACTCCTGTACTAGATGTTGAACCAGGATCAGTAAAAGTGATTGTATCAGTAGGATCATATCCAGTACCCATTGTAGTAATCGTAACTGTTGGATTCCCATTACCATCTGTTGTAATTGATGCTTTTAAACTGGATAAATTACCATCTGCACTTGTTGCTGTTGGATTTACATTTGTATGGGATTGATCTGTTTGCCATGCTCCTGATAAAGCACCTCCTGTAGGTGAAACTGGAGAAGATGCAGATACAGATACAACTAAAGTAATCCCTGAAAGATTGACCTTCATTCCATCCTGAAGACCATGATTCTTATTCTGAAGGAATGAAAAGGTTTGAAGATTATCTGTAGGAGCAGGATTAGAATCTCCAAGTCCAGACCAATAATACGCATTATCGCATTCTCCTACCCATCCTGTTTGATTGATTCCTGTTGGTAAAGTAGGAGAACCTGATATAGACATGGTGACTGTAGAAGCAGTACCATCAGCAAGTTCCTGAGAATTGAAATAAGGTCCGTCATAGAAAGATATTTCTGACAATGCCCATGAGGTATCAGAAGTATAAACAAGCTGTTGTGGAGGAACATCAGGACTTACAAGAAACAAATAGGATGCCGATTGAATAAAACGTATAGAGTTAACTTTTGCAGTCGTATTATAAGGTGTTGTTAGTTCATAAGGTTTACTTGATAAAGCCAACTGTGCCTTGTCCTTATAAAACCTTATATATCCTCTAGAACTTACTTTATGTGTTCCAGAACCATCATTTGTGAGATCTACTACAGTTGTAGAAGTTACATTTGCTGCAGTTGTACAAATTTTAAATTGTGTGTCGTTTATTTTAAGAACATGATAATCAGTATTTATTGCGAGAGTATCAGCTGGATCACTTGTTGGAAGAGTATTTGATGTTTCTAATTGAATAACATCATAACTGGATAAACCATGCCCTCCTGAAACAGTAAAGAGATCACTTCCATGTGTTACTGAAGTGATTGTTACTTCAGGCTGATAAACTCCAAATTCCAGTATATAGTTGTTTACACTTCCAAATCCTATAGTAAAAGGAATCAACTTTACTGCATTTGCTTCTTTTCCAACTCCTACTGCATTTGGTTTGGTTCTCGCTATATATTGAGTTCCTGGTCTTCTTGCAATTCCACCATTTGGTGTAACCACAAAGTTGGTAAGTTCTTGTACAGATTTGGAATACAATTCCTCATCTACAAAACCTTGTGATTTAACCGCAATCTGACCTCCCCAGAAATTAGTCTGAGTTTGGGTCACTCTCATTTATACACCATTTGCAGTTGATGCAGAAAAAGGTCTGAAGTTTCCTGACATGGAAGTATTCCTTGAATTCAACCATTCATTGGATTCAATAACATCTGCAGTACCAACTTGTGCATCAATACTTCTTGCTTCTGATAACACTTGCTGGAATTTACCTAACATCAAATCACGCAATGATCCTTGACCTGTAAGATCCATTGCAATTTCTGATGCAAGTCCCATTGCTATTGCTTGAACCAATTGTGCATCAAAATCAGTAGTATCATCTCTGGAACTAGGTTTTTTGATGTATTTGATCTTTGCAGTAGTAGCATCAGTCAGAAGATACTGACCTTCTACTTTGAATGGATAATCGTATTGGTCACTTTCATAGAGGTTTAAAACTCTGAGAATAATCGTATTATCCAAAACATAGGCATAGTCATATTCAAATGGAGGTGTATAGTCTCCACTTTTGGATAACTCTGTTCTATGAGTCATACAATTCCAAGGATGAGAACGAAGCACGGCATCTCTTACATCTTCAAACCTTAATTTACAGGCTCTTGCCCGTGCATTAGCATCATCAAAAGCTGTAATAGTTCCATCACCAATATTGTTTAAGGCAATATTAGAGATCTGAATTGCAGTAGCCATTAAGCTTTTTTCTTAGCAGTTTTTTTAGGAGATGGTTTCTTCCAGGAAGTCCAACCTATTTTAAGAAGATCATGCCATTCTTTAGAATTTTGAATAACAGATTTTTCTTCTCCATCTTCAGAATAAAGAACGATATTAGCCATAATTACTCTTTTGTAAAAAGGAGGCCCCTTAGAGACCCCCTTAAAGTTAAAAATCAATCAAGTGAATAAAATATACACAGATTGATTGTTTTACTTGCTGCTAATGTAGCACTAGCAGTAGTGATAATGATGTCTGTTTCTGCGGTATACGCATAACCAAAACCATCAATACCTGTTCCACTAGCTCCACCAAGCAAAGTTACATTACCATCTGAAGCATGAGCTTTTGGATGCATGTAATGCACTTTGTTGTCATCACCGCAAATTGATTCAGTAATGAATCTATTAGGATCACTGGAATCTCCAACTTGCAAAGTCGCAGATGCATGAATGTCATCTGTAACCAATATAACTTGCCATACCCTTGCACCTTTGGGCATTCGAGCCATAGCGATGGTTGATCCAGCACCTTCGTTGCCGTCAGTTTCATACGTATCATATTGGACACGTAATCTTGCTCCATGTTCCGCAACATTGACTTGTTCTTTAGGGACATTTTGGTCGAACTTCGTAAAGTTCGCTCCATAATTTGTAGTTGCTGCCATATTAATCTCCTTTCAAACGATTAAGCTACAGGTGCATCTTGGCATTGGATTTCTACAACACGTTCTTCTTCAAGACGAGTTGCTCCAACGGTCATGCGATAGTAAATATACTGACTGAATCGTTTGTCAGGTCGTTCTGAAATCCTAGCTACAATGTCTTCCCAGACACAAAGGCCAATGCCTCTGCGATGAAAAGCATAACAATAATGATTGTCTTCAGCTGTAACTTGTGGAACTTCTGCAGATCCTGAATAAGATTCTGTGCCAGAGGTTGTTGGGATTTTTTCAGTTCTTATAATGTTAAAACCCATAAACTGATTTAGATCTCCTGCAACCAATGCTCTTACCTGATTGTAATCAGCACTATTAACTTTTGTTGAAGTCAACAAATAGGCTAACTGTGCAGAGTTCACAACCAAGAATAGATTACTGTTTCCATTGACATCATAATCGTCTGCTTCACTAGCACCTAAACGCTTACGAGCATCAATTAATTTACCTACTGTCAATGGTTGTTCAGAGGAAGCTTCTCCATCGACTTTATAATTATTTGTCGCAGAAGTCATCTTCTGAGCAGCAGGTAATGCAATCGAAGAACTTGAAGAACTACCTGATGTGGCAGAATCTCCAGTTGATCCATATGCATTACCTTTTAACGCTCCAATAATCTCTTCATCCATTGATCTTCCCATTGCCATAGCAGCATTCATGGAATATGCAGATGCAGGATCAATCAAGAGCCTTAACTTGTCTGGATTATCAATCATGTCACCCCAATCATAGTCAACAGGTGTTACCCTACGTCTATCATGTGGTGTACTGATTAATGGTGAGTCAGCATGTCTGCTGGTAACTTTTTGTGCTGAAGTAGCACTGATACGATCCATGAAGACTTCTTCACCGATCTTACCACCTTCTAATGTAACTGCATTACGCAGTCTACTTCCCATTTGTTGGACGAGAAGTTGTACATTGGCATCAAATTGTTTGACAAATGCCGTTGTGACTTGAGTGGACATATAAAATCTCCGCAATTAGTGAGTAAAAAAACGCACATTTGCGAATTGTCCACATGGGGTTCGCTGACATTATCTAAATGCCAGGGGTATAAAAATACCTTGTCTGGTCTAAGTTTTAGCTCAAGTGGCTATAGAGTTTAGTCATCTTAGCAACGGCTGCCTGATGATTAGGATCATAGGTATCCATGTAAGATTGTCTAAAATCTTTATCATTTAATAATGAATTGATTTCTTCTTGAGCATTGGCTGGATTCATTCCACCAAGAACTGCGTTATTTGATCCTGGTAAAACTGAATCTTCTGCCAAGACTTCACCGATTCGGGCAAAGACTTTTAATAATTCTGGATGGTTTCCCATTCCTGTTTCTTCAATAACCTTAACTGCTTCAGGAGTAGCAAAATTCATAAAAGCTCGTCTTGCCATTTCCAGGTTGTGATTAAACTCATCACCCCATTCCTGTTGTAAAGTGCTTAGGTTATCAACTTCAAACTGCTCAAACTGTTGTTGAGAAGCTTCTTCACGTTCAGCAATATCCTGTTGATATGCTTGGAATATAGTTTCTGCCTGTTGGTTGTTTAATCCCAACTGGTGGGCAAACTGTCTATAGTTTTCTGTCTGCTCTGGTTCATAATCTCCTAAAGTGTAACCATTATGGTCTTCAGGTCTTCCAAGAGCATTATAAACATCATCCATAGGTTCACCTTCTCCAGGTAAACGTAGGAGTTGTTCTGCTGGTACACCCATCTTTTTAACAAGATTGACATACGATTTAGCCAACTTATCTACAGAGTCAAAAGTCTGTAGGGATGGTTCTTCTCCTAATCCATCAGGCAATCCTGTAGGATTGAACTCCATTGGACTAGAAGTGATTGCTGGTTGTTCTGCAGAAAGCATTGAACCGCCAGAGTCAATGGCTCCTGAATCGCTTGGTGCAGCTTCAGAAGTTGTCATCGATGCTTCGCTCATAATTTTGCTTCATCATGGTTTGAATTCGATCTGCATCCAACGACACATAATTGAGAATGGCTAGAACAACAGATCTTCGCCCTTCGTTATATGCTGTTTCCTGCAAATCACTGGTTATAGTGGAATTCCAGATAAAGTTATTTTTCATCAAGTCTTCCAACACTTCTCTACCAGCTTCGGTAGAAAATACTTCTTTATAAGTTGCTCTCCGTTTACGGTCTTTATCAAACATTATACTGCAGTCATCTGCTGTGCTGCCATTGCTCTATTCTTTTCTGCAGTTGAGGT